CGGCCGGCGAACAAGTCGCGTTCCTCGTCGAGGAAGTCGTCGGCGATGAGCACGAGCGCCGGGCGGATGGCAGCAGCACGACCCGCGAGACCCTCAAGCTTCGTGGAAAGGCCGTGGTCGTCGACGGTGACTTCGACACGCATCGCCACGTCAGTAGCCCGTGTACCAGTCGTCGTAGAACACCGACACGGCGCCGAGCCCAGCCGCTTGCGCGGTTTCCGTCGCGGCCTGCAACGTCGCGGACTTCGCCCGCATCGTCCCCGAGCGGACCGGGCCGCCGCCCTCAGCCGCGAGCAGCTGCTGGAACCGGGTGAGGGCCTGCAGGTAGCGGGCGGTGAGACTCGCATGCTGCGAGTCTCCGAGCTGCTGCTCCGGGAAGTAGCCAGACTCGATGTCAGCGGCTACGCCGAGCGCGATCGTGCGCTGTGCCAACCCGAACAGTCGGGGTGGGACGTTGCTGCCGTCGATCTCACCGAGGACATCGGCGGTGCGCTGGTCGATCAGGTACTGCACCTCGGTCAGGCTCGGCTTCGATGTGCTGCTGAACGCCGGGCGTTGTGCGATCAGGGCGTGTACCTGGCCGGGGCTCGGTTCGAACGCCGCGGTGAGCGATAAGGCAGGCTGGACGAGGAATGAGCCGTCCTGCGCGTCCTGGGCGGCGCCGGTCGCCAACCATCGGTACAGGTAGGTGCCGGCAACGGTTGGGGTGTAGTCGTAGTGGTAGGTCCCGACGCTGTCACGAACGGGCGTGTAGGTGGTGGTGGCAGCGGACGGGTCCTGCACGAGCAGGCTCACCGATGTCGCGTCGGTGAGGATGCCGGCGACGCTCGTGGTGAACGTGAGGGTGACCAGATCCCCGAGGTCAACCACCTGACCGAGGTTGTACGGGGCGGTCATCGGCTACTCCTCAACGACGAAGAACCCGATAGGAAGGGTTGGGACCTGCCGCCCGGCTCGGGATCTAGAAGCCGGGCGGCAGGGTGCTACTTGGACTTGCGCACGGCCTTCGCCGGCTGCGCCTGGTCGCTGGCCGGTGCTTCGACGGCAGCGTCGGCCTTCGCGGCGGACCCGCCGAGCTCGGTCCAGCCCTGCGCGAGCAACTCGGAGACGAGATCGTCCCCGACGGTGACTTCCCCCCCTGTGGGGGACTTCAGCGCCCGCATCAGGAGTGCATGTAACGGACGAACGCGTTCGTGTTGCCGACGACGAAGCCGTAGTACGCCTCCGCGAGCAGCAGCACGAGGTTCTCCTGGAACGCGGAGTGCGTCGTTCCGTCGGTGTCGACGTAGGACGCCTCGCGCGAGATCCGCACGCTGATGTCCATGCCGACGCCGTAGGCGCACTGGCCCCAGTCGCCGCCGACTGCCCGGAGCAGCGTGTCCGCTGCGCCCTGCACCGTCCCGGCGACACCCGTCGCGGTCGCTGTGGCAGCCGCCGAGATGGTGATGTGCGTCGCGTCGGTTACGGCGCTGATCGTCGCGCCGGCGGGGATCCCCGCACCGGTGATGGTCTTGCCGACATCACCGGCGTCGAACGCGCCGGTCGTGACCACGACCGCGGTGGAGGCCGATGTGGTGCTGACCGTCACTGAACGGGTGTTGACGTTCGACTGACGCCACAGCTTGCCACCGACACCCCGGTTGTACGCGATCGGGAAGCCGTCGAGGCTGCCGTTGCCGGTCGCGCCGTCACCGATCCCGCCGCCGTTGACGAGGTTCGGAACGAAGATCGGCTGACCCTGGGTGGTGGTGGCCGTCTTCAGCTGGCTGCGGATCCGCGGGTCAGCCGCGAAGCCGGTGAAGTCGTAGCTGTTCGCCTCGACGAGCGCCTCACCGTTCACGATGTCGGTGTACAGACCGCCGGATGCTTGCGCGGTCGTGCCGAGCGTGACGCTGTTGCTCGTCTCGGCGAGGTAGTCACCGAACGGGCCGGGACCGCCGTTGATCGCCCGGCCGTGGATCGCGGCGTAGTCGAACGCGCGGGAGATCGCGGTCGGCAGGTCCTGCGTGAGCTGGTCGTACAGCGATGCGGGGTTGCTCATCGCGACCTCTTCCGAGACCGGGATGAGGACGGCGACCTTCTTGCCGGCCATCGTCTTGACGTTCACCGCACCGGAAGAGACCGGCTTGCGGCCACCCTCCACGACCCAGTCAGCGAGCGGCACGTCCAGCGGGACGGGGATCGCGGTCTGGGCAGTGACGGACAGCGGAACGCGGCGGGCAAGCGACATGACGGCGCTGGACTCCACCGCCTTCGCGAAGATCGGGCCGACGATCGTCGGGGGGAGCAGGGTAGGACTGACCGCTGAAAGATTGGTCGCCACGGGTTATGCCTTTCTGGCTCGGGCGACCCGGTCGGGCGCGCCTCAGGGGTTACTTCTGGGACTTGAACCACTCCGCGAACACATCCGCGTTCGAGGAGGGACCTGCGGTGATGCGGGCGCCCTGGTCGGCGTTGCCCTTCGGGCGACCCGGGGCGAGCAGCGCAAGGAGCCGGTCCGCGTCCTCGTTCATGGAGGCCTCGTCGTCACCGCGGAGGCGGTCGACGAGCTCGGACGGGATGCCCTTGGTCAGTGCGACCCGCATCCGCAGAGCCTCGGACTCACGGTCCGCTGCGGCCTTCTCGGCAGCGGCGAGCCGGTCGGCGAGTTTCTGCGTCTCGGTCTTCTGGGACTCTTTGAGCGCAGCGAGTTCCGCGGCGGCGGCGGCGTTCTCCTTCGCCCGGGCTTCGTGCTTACGTGCTTCGGCCTTCCAGTCCGTTTCGGGCTTCGCCTGTGCAGGCGGAGCCTCGGGGGCTGGTGCGGCTGGCGTGCTCGGTGCTTCGGCGCCTACGGGCTGCGTCGAGGTGGGTGTTGTCATGTGGTGCGCTCCCATGCGGGAAATCCCCCTGTGCCGTGCGGCTGGGGGTGGTCTGAGGTGGTGCTACTTGCTCAGCGCCGCCAACGGCGTCTCGGTGATCCAGCGCCCCGAGTTGTGGCTGTGCTGGACTGTCACCAGATCGCTGAGTGGCGTTCCGCTACGGATCAGGTCGGCCTTGTCCGCGCCGCCGCGGCCCGAGAACAGCGCGTCCTGCTCCGCCGGGGTCATGCCGTCGAAGATCTGCTGACCTGTTGGGCGAGGGAACCGGTCGGGGACGCTCCTGACAACAGGCTCGGCGGTGCACTGGCATCCCGCGTGCACCTCGATCGACACGCTGTCCGGCTCGAACTCACCAGCTCGAGCCAGGCATGCACCGCACGGCCGTGGTGATGTGACCCGCACCCAGCCGTGCACCAGGTGCGTCTGCTGCATGCCTTCACTGAGCAGGTCACGGCCGGCTTGTGGTACCTCCGTGCGCGCGGTCCGAACGACGAACCCGAGGCCGGTGTTCATCGCCTGCTCAACCGGGCGTCCAGTCGCGAGCGCCATCTTGACCTGCGCCAGACCGCGCTGCAGCGCCTGCTCGATCGGCCGGCCGTCAACCGTGATACCGGCGCGCTCAGCCGGGTTCAGGTCCACCGTGATCGGTTTTGCGGTCTCAGCGGCGACGAACGCCGGGAGGTAGCCGGCGGCGAGGCCACCGGACACCTGCTGCCCGACTGTCAGCGCCCGCGCCGCCGGGGACAGGAACTGATCGTAGGTCTGGGTGATCTGGTCCGGGTTGATCGCCTGCCATAGCTGTGCGGTGATCGCGACGGTGCTCTCGGTGACCTGCGTCTGCCGCTGCCGGTAGGCGTTCGTCAGCGCGATCGCCTGCTCCGTCGCCGCCATCGGCTACTTCTTCGGCTTGGATGGCTTCGCCGCAGCCTTCATGTCCTTCACCGTCGCCTTGCGACCCTGCTTGAACTGGATCGGGACACCGGCGGTGGTGACGGTGTTGCTGCTCGGCGAGTTCGGGGTGCTCATCGGCTGCTCCTACAGGCTGACACGGTCGGATGTGACCTCAAGCGGCAACGGGGAGCCCGGGACGTTGATCGCCTCATGAGGTCGACTTGTGTCCGCCCCACCCACATCGCCACCGGCCGGCGCCAGCGCCGCCGTACCCGCCGACACACCACCGGGAGCGGTCGGGTTCGGCACACCCGCAGCGCCTAGTACAGGACCAAGCCCGATCGACAATGCGGCCTGCTCCGCGGCTTCCTCCGCGCGCATCGCCTTGAACCGGTCGATCTGGGCCTGTGTGTAGCCCATGTCCTCCCAGATCTGCCGCTGCGGGACACCAGCGGCGAGCTTCTTCAAGCTCGCGTCGATGTGCTCACCCTCAGACCGGGACTCACAGTCACGCCAGATCGTCTCCGTGTCGACAACATCCGCGCGCTTGTCACCGAGGACGCGGAACGCGAGGCGGATGACCTCTTCCCACGCCTCACCGAAGTACAGCTGCTTGCTGCGGCACTTCGCGACCAGACCAGTCTCCGCGCTCTTGATCGACTCGCCGGACGGGAAATGACCCGACAGGTAGAAGTAGTGCGGCGGGGTCCGGGTCTGCGAGGCGATGTGCTGCACGAGCATCTCGATGCTCGCGACATACGCACCAAGATTCGTTTCGGAGAACTCCCCGAACTTCGCCGCCGGGTTCTCCGCGATGAACAGCCGGTCGGCGCTCATCACGAACGGCTCGACCTGGTTGCCCTGCGCATCCT